ACGTGATGGCTTGAACGGGTTTAATACCATACGCAGTACTTCACCATTACAGATCCACACGTTAGCACTTACTTCATCTAAGTCTTTCATAGAAGTAGGTATCTTAATACCGTGCTCTTCTAAAATAGCAGTGTCTACAAAGCCCCAAAACTCTAACACTTCCCAACGCTCAGACTCAGCATGAACCTGATTGTCTTCCATAGTCATTTCCCAGTGCTTCTGCACATAGTCTGGGCCTTTAGCTACTGCCATATCAATAGCATCATCCATAAAGTATGGGCGTGTCTTGAGGGAGCGTAGCTGTGTACGTGACATCTTGTGACGCTCAATAGTGTACTCAGCATCATCCATAGACGTAGCTTCTGGGTCAGGGTAGAAATTCCACACACTTACGTGGTTGCACTCAGGTACAGTCTTTATAAGAGGATCATACTCACCTTGATCATTCCAGTTAGGGTACTCTTTATCTACAGCAAATGGGCCTTTCATAACACCCATACCAAGTAGAGCCATCTCAAATGCCATAGAGCGTAAATGCAAAGAAGCGCCAGACTCATTTAGCTGGTCATGGATCTTCTTTTCCATTCGTTTAGCTGCAACCATAGCAGGGTGAAATGTAACGGTGGTAGGCGTTGTGCCATCACCTTCAACAACCTTTTCTGATACGGATGCTAACTTGTCGCTGAGTGGCCCTAAACGTTGCTTTAGATCTGCTAACGTCTCTCCGGGTTTTAACTTCTCAGTACCGTCAAGTAAGTAGGGCCGTGAAGGCTTGTCTTGTGTTACACTTTTAAGTGCTTCACCTGCTGCTGCGGCATTAGGGTCAATGTTGATGTGTACTGATTCAGCAACACCATCTGGTAAAATAGATGGATCTACTGACATAGGAAACTTATTGTTACCAAACAAAACGTCAACAATCTGCCCATATGCAGCTAAGGTCTTAGTCTTCGTGACTTTAACAAATACACGAGACTTTTCTGTGTCCGTAAACTTTACGTCAGGCCCATACAAACCACGATAGTTGCGGTAAGCACGTAGCCATCTATCTTCGTCACTTCTGCGAGCATCTTCTGCCCTGCTAAAGCGTTCATCAACAAAGGATACAATACTAGATTTAGCTTCAAAGATGCTATCCTCTGCGTCCTCTGCAGCTACAACTTCGTCTGTATCAAAGGTTACTTCGTCAATATCTGCCATGTTTTAGTATCCAAATGTTGTGTCTTGTGCTTGAAAGCCCTGATTTGGTTTGTCAGGCGTGAAATCCCATATACTTCTACTACGGGGTCTTGTCATAACGCCATAGCGTAGGGCATCATATAGGTGGTCTTCTGCTTTAGTGTCTACATCCTCTGGGTTCTTTTTATCTAGAGGAATAATAGGTATTTGGGATAAGGTGTTAATACAGTTACTCATAAAAGCAAGTCTTGGTTTCTCAGTAAACTCATCTACCTGCAGACGCCTGTGTATTTCGTTCTTACCAGCTACACGAGAGCCTCTAGATCTATCAGAAGGACGCCAACGGCAACCCTTCATGTTCATCTGTTCAGCCAGTGATGGCCCAGTATCACCACGGTTATGCCATAAACTAGAATCCAAAACACCATATCGCATACCACCATCATTAGCTTCCGCTTCCAGTATCATATCAGCTAAATCAGAAGCTGTAACTTTAGAACAATAAAGCTCCCTGTAGACGATAAGCTGTTCGTCGGGAGCGACAGTAAACCATAAAACTCCTGTATAACTACCGTAGCCGTAGTCGCAAGCTCTAAACTTAACCCAGTTGTCTGGGATTTCAAAAGGGTCAATGACATGAATGGATCTATTAAACTCTGGGAAAGCTGCTCCTTCATTGACATCCCAATTACCCTCTAACAGTTGTTTTCTTTGGTGCTCTGGTAAAGACAAAAGCATAGCTTCGTAGTCACCAGTATCAGCTAAGTAAGGATTGTCAAACAGACTAGCAGGTATAAACCTACGCTTAAACAGAGGTTGACCCTCTTTGCTGTGACCTCTAGGGAATGTAATAGTATCCCCTGTTTCTATGTTAGTTGCCCAAAAAGGCTTATTAGATGGTGCAGGATCAATAAACATCTTTTTAACCCAAGCATGACCACTACCACCTGGGTTTGTAGTAGCACGAATGTACAAGCCTAAGTCCGTACTGTGGGCAGATCTCAATCGACTCCTCATGTAATCAAACGCATAAGGTGTAGGCCACTGAGTTAGCTCGTCGAATCCGATCCAGTTAAACGCCTGACCTTGGTAACGAGTAACGTCCATATCTTTATCAAGATACGACATCCAGAGCCTACCACCTTTCGGAGTAGTCCACTGACTTTTACGCTCAGACCACTTAATGCCCGGAACAGCTTTAGGATAAAGCTCTTGGCTTTTTTGAATAAGCTCACGTAATTCCTCCGTAGTATGTCGTACAAGTAACCCACTAAAGTTTGGATCATTTAAACCATGTAAAGGGTCAGCAAGCATTGCGTAACTCTTACCACCACCTGCTGCACCGCCGTATAGTACCTCACGTTCAGATGCGCTTAGAAAGTCTGTCTGAGGGCCGGGATTAGGCTTGAACACTACGTCCTGTGCAGCCTCAACGTCAAACTCTGCAGGTGCTACTTGTGCAGGTACAGTCTCTTTCGGGGCGATAACTATATTATCACTCTTCTGAGTACGCTCCGATACAGCCTTTTTCGAGCCTCTCGATTTCGGATAACGCCGTTTCGAGCCGCTTGGCAAGGTTCCGTTTAATTGTAGCAGCTTTTTTACGTCTTCGCTCAATATCTATTCTCTGTCTAAGACCTGCATGTGATATGCTACGTCCAGTTTGTTTTGTGAGCCAATTAGCTACATCTCTGTAACTATACTGTTGAAGATGCCGCTTTGCAAGCTCTAAGGCTTCTAACTCAAGCGGTATAGGCTGTAACAAATTTTCATTGTCAGGGTGTATTGAATAACCAAAAGGCGGCTTCTTAGTTAGCTTGGCTATAACGTGCCACTCTCTCTCTTTACCGCGTTTTGGTTTAGGTAGCTCCCAATACTCTAAGTCTCTGCTTATGTGCTTTGGTCTTACTATTCGTTATTACCTTCTTTTGGTGGTAAATAAAAGACGCCACCTGTTGAGGTAACATCAACTTTATCTACTTTACCAAGTCCAGCCCGATCAAGCAAGTCTTTAGCGGCACTCATCTTATCTTTTATCCCAAGCTCTGTAGGGTCAGACAAAGCCTGTACCATAGCCATTGCAGCTTTAGGCGCTGTACGGGCGAAATAAGATCTTGTAGCTTCTCCAATTTCATCTTTAAGTGCCTCCACTATAATGCGAGTCGGTGTGCCGTTACTATAACCTGCCAACTTCTTGGCAAGCACAACATCACCACCAGCATCATCGAAGAGTACTTCTAGAAACTTTTGTTGGTTTTCTGTGAGGTTTCTTGCCATATGAAGTTGTCCTTTATAGATAGGCTTGCCTTATAGTTTTATGAAGTTTTACTACAAAAGCAAGCTTTATTTTTATTTAAGCCTCTGTTAAGACCAGAACCTGTCTGCCTATCTGTATCACCAGATGATACGTGAGTAAAAACTGTAAGGCTAAGAATAACAGGAATGCTGTTTCTTAACCTCACTTATACTCACCGTATACACGGTTGTATATCTCACCACGAGAAATACCTATATCGTGTAGCTCTTTATTAGACATATTCTTTAAAACCCAGTAGTCTGCTCTACGCTGCTGGTGATTTTGAATACGTGTCAGTAAATTCTTAAACATTGCACTATCTCCTTATGTTACGTGCGGAGATAGTTATACTTATATCTTAGAGCTATAGTAGATACATAATGTGCATACCCGTTACCCTACAGGCACAAAGGTTTCTGTAACTGTTAATATCGTATCTATATGCCCAGAACCTGTAGGGGTAACTCTTATTTGATCATTAGGTTGTAGTACTAAATCTATCTGATTGAAACTTATGTAATCACCCCCACCTAAAGATTTAGCACTTAAAAATTTAGAAACATAGGTATCTGCTGCTACATACCAACCTACTTCTACTGTGTTAGTAGAACCACCACCATTAACTACATGAATAAAAGTAATCTCAGCAGTACAGTTTGCAGGACATGTATAGACATTCTCTGTAGTCGTACCTGTATTGTGCCCATAAACAGACTTAATACGTGCTGGCTTACCTTGATTCACAAAAGACATTAAGCTTCTTTCTTAATTTTTGGCTTAATAGCCTTCTTTACTTTGTTAAAGATACCTGATGACTCTGCATCCATACAGATCTGAGTAACGTTAGGGTCTTTACTCTGAACATTACCAAAACGATCCTCACCTGCAGCTTGGTTGCCATTAGCATCCCACACCATGCCATCACCATCAATAGTGTAACCTGCAGCATTAAGCTGCTTCTTATACTTATCGTAATACTTAGCCATTAGGCTTTACCACGCTTAACAGGGTTCTTTGCTGGAACATCAGCACCACATGCTAAACCACCATGCTTAAAACCCTTCTTAGCCATACCACCATACATGTAGCCCATCTTAGCTGCTACCTTTGGTGCTTTTTTCTTTAGTGCTGCCATACCAGCATTCATGGGTTTTTTCTTACCGACATCACCGCCAGCACTCATATTCAAAGCGTTAGAAATATCATTCAGAGCTTCTTTTGCTTTTTTCTTTTTACCGGCAGTCAATACAGCCTCAGAATTAGGTGTGTCTCTGTATCCAACATCATACTGTTTAGTTGCACCTCGGATACCTGCCTTTTTTTGTTCTTTCTTAGTCATTGGTTTCTTACCCATATCACCACCCTTTGCCATTCCTGTTTTGTGATAACCTGTACCCCCACAATGAGAGCACCCTTTTCCTTTACACTTTGGACACACTTTCTTTGCCATTACGCATTCCTCTTTCTACCCGATGCAGTCGTTGACCACTTCACTTTCTTAGGGCCAGTCTTTTTAGCAGCCTCTTTCTTACTAATCTTACTAGCTACAGCTTTAGGTCTACATGCAGGGTAAGGCCTACCTGAGTCTTTACTGCCTGAGCGGCCACATTCTTTGCCTGTCTTTACATCTGTCCACTCTTCACCAAACCACTTACCTAAGCCACCCTTAGAGTAACCCCTACGGCTTTGTATTAGGTGGCCTGTCTTACGCGACTTTGTTTTTGCTTGAGCCACTATACTTACCCCCTCTACGCTTGTACTCCTTAACTAACCAGGCCGATGCATAAGCGCTAGGCCATGTTTTAAACTTCTTTTTAGCTGCTGCCTTTACAGACGCATAGAGTTTCTTGTTAGTCGGTGTAGCCATGTTATATCTTTCCCATGTATTTCAGTAGGATTAGTAACGCAAAACCACAAATAAATAAAAGTATTAGACCTATACCACCATAAATAAGTATATTCTCTACCATCTTTTGCGTCTTCTTGCGCTTCTCTTCCCGTTCCTTCTTATTACGTACACGTATCTCTTTGCGTAACTCTACCAATTCACCCCAAGCTGAGAAACCACGAGTAGCTATCACAATCTGGCGTAGCTCCTCTTCCATGTCCTCTGCTTTCTTACGAGCTACAAACGTGGATAGGGCTTCCTCATTTGAATTAGCAAAGACACTATCTCTTTTCTTACTGTGGTCATCCTTAATATCATCAATTGCTTGAAATAGACTACCAATGTCTTTAGCTAGAGACGTTATTTCTTTCCCGGCAGAAACCCCTGCTTTAACGGCGCTGAAACTCGCCATAGCGATTGTAATAGGATCCATAATGTCTCTCTCTCAATTTGCATCGCCTACCCCTAAGCAATGATAAAGTCTACAATCTGACCATCAGGCATTCTAAGCTTGTTTGGATCAGGGTGGTATGCATACTTTTGATTAACTAATTTAAGATCCTCTACTGCAGTGTCAGGCGTAACCTTGTTTACCTCTGGCTTCTCTTCTACATTAGCTTTATGTGATCTGTCTTTGTCTTGGCTTGCAAACACAATGTTATCGTGTGTCTGAAAAGGAAAGCTAGGTAGCGGAAAGTGTGATATAAGCGTCACCTGCGTCAAACTCCTTGTCTTTCTTCTTTTGTAAGTATCTTTGTTTCTTGAGCTTCTGAATAGGGCGTTTACGTTTAGGTAACTTCTTAATCTGACTCTTCAAAACTGCTTATACTCCTTAGCATTTCCAACGTTTACGGGCTTGTCTCAAACGAGAGTTAGGGTCTTTAGCTGCTGCAG